TAGTCATCATTAAAATATGTTAAAGCGGTAATTCCAAATTTATAACCTGGGCTTACAATTGGCTCTCTAACAAAGTCAGAATGATATGCCATTGCCAGTGGTTCTTCCATGTCCGTCTTATATCTTGCTATTGCTGGGCCATTAGTTGTCCACTGATTAAAAGATTCTCCTTCACGATTTACTAAGATTTTTTCTTTATCAAAATCAACATTATTCTTAAGTATGTAATCTTGTGTGGCTAAATGAAAGTTTTCAAAGACTTCTAGCACTGCAACTTTTTGTGCTTCTTCTTTTTCTGTCTTTGTTTTTATCTTCCTAATTTCTTCAATACTCATAGTGTGTGCATAATCTTTAAATAGCGGATTCATATATTCGCCAAAGTGGGACCACTTAGTCCAAGGACTAAATATTGCATCTTCACTTTCATCTTTTAAAATCTCAAGTGTTTTTGAAATATCTTTAAATAGATTCTTGTATACAAATATTTTTGGATAAAGTTCAACATGTTCTAGGAATTTTTCTGTCATGGCTTTCTATCTCCTGTGTGCTCTGTAATCTCCCAAAAGAATGGACAGGTGTATCTAATACCGCTTTTAATCTCTGTTACTCCATGAACATAATTCATATCCCCTGGGAAAAAATACGCTGCTCCTTTTTTAGGCTTAAACTTTACATCTTGTAGTGGGAAATATAACTCCCCACCTTCATAGTCTTCATTTAAATAAAATAGACTTGAAAGATCATAGTTTGGGAAGTCGTTTGGAAGTCCAGCATCTGGTCCTTCGTGTAGTTCCTTGTCTGCATGAGGGTTCTGAAACTGGCCTGGGAGCCATCTAACGATAGTTGTGCCAGTAGGGGTAACCTTTACCTTATAGAACTCTTCAACTATCGGCTTAAGCCTTTGAAACAGTCCTGCAATTACTGGTGCAATTGTTGGATCATTTTTATCTAAAGTTGGACTAGTTGCTACTCGGTCTTTCCAGTATTCAGAGTCATAAACTACTGTTCCGTTTTCGTTAACATGGCTTTGAGTTACATCCCAAATTGTTAAAGACTTTGCAGCCTTTTCTAAAAAATCCATTTCTTCTTGAGTCATAAAGTTCTCTAACTCAACAATCATATCTTTGCCATTGCCAAACCAACCAGAAGGTGTCAGTGACGGCTTTCTAATTACAACAGAAGCATCCATTTTGTCCATAATTGAATTATATCATAGGGTTTTGACCTACAATGTCCTCTCTATCTCTAGTTGTTTTAAGAATCTTTCTGCATTAAATCTCCAATTGTCTTTTGCAAATGAGGTCACAATCTTAATGCATAGGTCTTCATAATCTTTTTTATCTAACTTATCTTTAACCTTGTGTAATGCCTCAACTGTATCAATATAGTTTTGCCTTACAAATGATGGATCTCCTGCATGATTTCTTTTTAAAACTTTTGTATTGATTTTCCCAGATGGCTCATACATAGAAACTGTGAGGTAGTCTTTTGCAAAACCAGCATCTTGATACATTTCATAACCCTCTAAGGCCTGCTCTAGATTATCAAAGGATATAATAGATCTTACAGGAGACTCTCCATCTCTTGAAACAGTTATCATGTAATGACCAATCTTACCTTCTTTAGAGTATTTAACGTAGTCATTAACTATGTCAAAGTGTATGTGGTTTAATTCGCTCATTATTTACCTTGACTTGTTTGGTCTTCTACGCTAAGTTTTAAAGCCTTTACTTCGTGAGATCCTAAAGACTCTTGCTTTTCATTAACAGCATTTCTGTACCAGTCTGTCCATTCTCCAGTGGAGTTTAGAACTTGGGCTGCCTTGCCATAAGAGATATTTGCCTCTTCACGTTTTCTATCTTCATCATTGTAATCAGTCATAGTAATAACTGTGTTATTTAATTGAGTTAAAGATATTGGAATAATTGTTGCAACTGGTGTTCCAGCCTTAATGACAACTCTTTTATTTGCAGCCTTTGCTTTGATTGCTAATGGCAAGGGGTTGTCATAAAAGGATGTGCTAATCATAGAAGACATAGTTTCAAAGTCATCGCTAAAATAGTTTACTGGGTTTATAGTTAGGATACTAAGTTCTTCTGTAGTCCTAAATATTAAACCTGTGTCTAGACTTACTGATGACTGACCTCTTCCAGAATACGCCCTTTCTGGATTAAAGATTGTAACTCTATCCTGTGTCTGGTCATTAACTCCATCCCAAATAAACTCTATATCTTCTTTGCAGGAAAGGCTGTATCCAACTACATTTGCTTGCGTTACTGGAAAGCATCTGTAGGCATGGTTTTCTGAAGTAGCATCCATCCAGTCTCTTTTAATAGACATAGGACTAATTTCAAATATGCAACCTGGAGCCTTTTCTACTGAGATATTGTACATTAATCTTTATCCGCTACATACATTTCAGGTGTGTGAAACTTCTTGTTGTAGTCAAGCATGGTAACGATTGAGTACTTTGTTCCTGAGTGTACTGGCATTGCACGATGAGGATACATAAAGGTTGATGGAAAGATGAATAGATCTCCAGCCTCTGGCTTAACTGTCAAGCCCTGTAGTCTAAAGTTTAATTCTCCACCGTCATAATCATCGTTAACGTATGCAACTAATGATACTGTACAGTTGTATGAAAACCCGTGGTCATGGTGCTCTTGGAAGTGCTGGCCTGGCCCATACTTAATAAAGTTAAACGCTTCCCAGTACTTTAGTTCATGAATGTTGTGGATCTTGCAATAGTCTTCAACTGCTGGTGCCTGTGCGTCGTATACATCTTGCCACAGTTCCTGAAGTTTTAAACTTGTAGGGCTTTTATCATACTCTATATCTGTTTTCTTAAACTTAAAATCATTACAATCTCTATAATCTGGCATTAACTGCTTGTAGCCCACATACGCAGGTAGCCAAGCATATCCTGTGGTATCTCCTACAGGCTTAAGATTAGACTCTAGTCTATTAATAACATCAATCTCTTTTTTAATTACACCCTTGTAGCAAAATATTCCATTGCCAAGGTCTTGCTTGTCTGTCCATGTTTGCATAGTATATCCCTTATCTATATTCTCTTCTTGACCAAACTTTATTTTTATATACTCCGCCATCTGGTTGACGGTAAAAATTTGCATTCTCTACTATTTTACCATAGACATCTGTTGTATTTAAAATATCTATTTCATGATCCCAGTTTTCTCTTTTAAAAGGCAAGACCTGTAAGTAGGGAGTTCCTGCTGGAATAGTTCCTTCCCATCCATCTGCAATAAAAAATGGAAAACTTCCAAGTAGATGAACCTTATCTGAATCTACAATTCCAGTTGTATTTAAAAATGGCAAATCAAACCTATTCATAGGGGTCATAAATAAAGCACTATAACCTTCTGGCAATTCTAACCCCCAATCTGATGACCAAGCAAAATGATGCTTATAATATCCTGCTGGGTGCTCAAATTGTGGCATTGGTGGTCTTTGAGTACAAAAATCTTGATATTTTTTATCTTCTATTTTAACATTAATTATCCCTTGAGCATTTTTAAAAAATATTAGATCACAGGGAGTTTTAAAAACATATCCAGTTGAAAATGCATCCATAATTGCAGGACATGCTTTCCATGTAGGAATTTTTCCATAATCATCTGTTGTTCCTTCTTTTGGAAAGGGGCAGGTTCCTTTTGGCGCTTTATAGTATTCTCCGTTTGGCATTTTAGCAAATCTATCTGCATCTTTATACCAGTCAGGAATTACAGTTTGTGTTGGAGACGGAAGAGACTTGCTATCTTTATTTAACCAAGGTCTAAATGATCTAAATATTGCTACTTTAGACTTTTCAATATCCATTAGTGGCTCAGTTCGTTTATGTCTGTCATAATGACAACACAATATTTTGTACCAGACTCCATTGGAAGCGATGCATGCTCATATATATAATTTGATGGGAAAACTGCTATGTCTCCTACCCTTGGCTTATATACCAAATTATCTAATCGTGGAAACTTTAAGTCTCCGCCTTCATAGTCGTCGTTAATATAAATAACTGCAGATACCGTGCAATTGTAGGCAGGTCCATGATCAGCATGAATATTAAAGTGAGTCCCTGCTCCTTCATACTTTACAAAGTTAAATGCTTCGTAATAGGTTACATTAATTCCCCAGTACTTTGCATAGTCATCTATACAGTATTTAAGTTTTTGATATATCTCTTCATGTAGGTCAATTAATTCAGAATTTGTTTCATTTTTTGGTCCGAGATTTTCTTGCTTGTATTTAAAGTCTACGCAATCTCTTGCCTTTTTAATTGGCACATCAGAATTTGTTACTTGTGCTTCAGACCATTTATATTTACCGCCAGTTGAAAGGTTTGATTCAAGAGTATCGATATATCTATTTGCGTCATTTAATGAAAATGTATTGTGATAAACATGCAGACCTAGTCCAAGATTTTCAACGCTAACATTTTGGTCTAATTGTCTTTCTGGAACTCTATTTGATGCAGTTTCTGATCTATCTTTGGTAAACCAGTAGTTGTCATTTTCGTCATACATAATATGAACCTTTCTGTTATATACCTATTATATCATCATAGTAGTAAAAAGTCTTAAGAATATTAAGGGCTAGTGCTCTTCTTTATGCCATTTTCCAATAGGACATTCGGCATTTGCAAGAGTTGTTTTTGCTTTCATTACGCACCCGCACTCTTTGCACATTGTTGTAAGACTAATAAAATTAGGACATGCCCTACATATTTCCATTCTTTTATCTATCTTTGTTTGATCTGTTATTTTTAACTCTTCATCAAGAAGATGCCATGGCCTTGATTCGCCTAAAGATTGTTTCCATTTTTCCCAAGCATTGGTCATTTTAAATTAATTAATTTTCTAATGGAGGGGTAAAACTTGTTCCGTCATAGGTATACCCCAAGTCTTGTGGGTCTGTATCCTCAACCTTCATAACTTTAACTGGTGCGGTCAAGGCTGCTGTAAACTTTTCAGCAGTTACTGTATTTGGCTTACCCTGGATATAGGCTGTAAGAACGTTATCTACAAAAAATGCAAAACCTAGACTTTTTACAGGAAGTACAGAATCTGCTGGAATTCCTTCAGGAAGTGTTAGGCTTTCAGTTGCTTCATCCCAGATTGCAGTTGCTACAACATTTTCTTTATCAACCAATACTCGTCCAATTACTGTTGAGGCAGTTGTCATACTATTCCATCTTGAAACGATTGCTTCAGGCGCTAAATTTTCTAGCAAAATTACAGAATGAAAAACTTCTGAAACTCCATTGCTATCTGGTTCTGTTAAAAATAAATATTTCATTTGTTGCCTCTTTTCTTATTACTAAGTATATCATATTGGTTTTTATTTAATTTCCTCATTATACGATACATCCACAAGAACAGAATCCGCCGTATCGTAAACAGTTAGAATATGTACATGATGGGCAAGAGCCTGTAAAGTACGGGAAGAACGGGAAGAACGGTGGGAAGAACGGGAAGAACGGTGGGAAGAATGGGAAGAATGGGAAGAACGGTGGGAAGAATGGGAAGAATGGTGGGAAGAATGGGAAGAATGGTGGGAAGAATG